GATGGGTAATCGTTCCGTATACGCGAAATTAGGCTGCTTAAAACGTAATCTTCTGCTGGGTTTGATGTGGATTTCGGCAAATCGCCAAATTTTGGTAGCCATGTTGGGGTTTTCATCTCACTACATCCTCTTGTCTGTTAAAATCTACGACAGTAAAAAAATCTGTCTTGCTGCTCTTTTTGTACGAAACGGTTTTTGGTTTAAAGTTATTGTCAGAAAGCATCTCATAAAACCGCTTGTTCACTCGATCACTGAAAAACGCCACAAAATCCCGATACGGTGTTTTAAAAAATACTTTAAACATCGGGTTGCCTGACTTTGACATCGTGGCCCGCTTCGACATGCGTACAATGGTGTCGGTTTGGATTTGGGATAGGTCGTTTTTATAATCCAGTGTTGTGCCTACAAGCTTATTGTTTGGGTCGATCAATAGCTTTTTGCATGATCCACATTTACGCGCTGCAATATCGTTCTCAGCACCGCACTCCTGACACTCCTTGTAATCCCAAAAGAACGTACAGCGCTCAAAATTGTTTAATCCACGTTCTTCAACATGGGTGCAACGTCTGCCAAAATGGGCAGGGTATTGTTTCCCATCATCAAAAACATAGCGCTCGCCATCAAGGTTTAAAAAGAATCCTTGCGCGTCATATTGCATCTTGTCGGGGTTTGGTCGCAGCGTGAAAGTATTTTTATGACTGCATTGCGGACAAGTGAAATCATCCTTGATTTTCGGCTTGTCTTTGTATGCTTGAATCTGCGGTTCAAATAAATTGCCATCGGGGAAAAATCGCTCGATGTTGCCTGCATAATCCAAAATGAGCGCGTCCTCTTTGCCGTCAGATAAACGAAGTGATCTTCCAATAATCTGAATTAAAAGTGAAGCCGATTCTGTGGCCCGTAAAATTGCAATCAAAGATACGTGCGGGGCGTCAAATCCTGTCGTCAAAACTGACACATTCACCAAGTATTTAATTTTTTGCGCTTTAAAGTCAGCAATGATTTGTTTCCGTTCTTTCTTTGGTGTGTCGCCTGTGACCAATGCAGAATTATAAGACGGCAGACTCGCCATAATTTCTTTCGCATGGTCAATCGTAGACGCAAAAAACATAACGCCTTTATCCTGTCGAATATTGGCTTGATTAATCACATCCGCAACAATGCCCGCTGTCTTTTTTCCATGCCCCACAAATGCTTCATCAATGGATGCCTGATCAAACTGGCCGTTCGCCTTAACTTGGATATTTTCTGTGTTGTATTTTTCGGCATGTATTTTACCGACAACAGGTTTTGTCAGGTAACCAAGATTAACAAGGTATTCACCGCCTACCGTGTAAAGGCGCTTTTTAAAGTACGGATTAACTGATTCTTCCATAAGCTGTCCATGCTCATTCATTTCATAAATGTAGCCAGTGCCTAAGCGAAATGGTGTAGCAGACATGCCCAGCACGCGGATATTTGGATTGCCCTGCTGCATATCTTTAATAATCTTTTTAATCGTTGGTGTAATGCGGTGGCATTCGTCTAAAATGACCGTGCTGTATTGTTCGCCTACCTCCAAGGCTTTGCTCTTAAAACTGCCCTCAGTTGCAAATACAACATCATGGCGCAGGCTTTTACCGATTGAAGCTGAATAAATTGAAGCTTCATCCCCAGTAAGTAAGTATTTTTCATGGTTTTGTTCCACAAGCTCAGCGGTCGGACACAAGCATAAAACTTTTTTACCTGATAAGCTTGTCATGATCCGCGCGATTTCAGCGCAAATAATGCTCTTACCCGAACCTGTAGCTAATTCTAGCATTGCAGGGAAAGAGTTTTTACGCATGTATTTGATAGCAAGATCAACGGCTTCTTGTTGGTATGGTCGAAGTGTGTAGCTCATAATTATTTAAAATCCTTTGTCTTGGTTGTCGGAAGTTGAAGCAACAGGAATTGACAAGATTCTTTTCGGGTGGCCGCCCTAGTTGCCATTGCATTATATCTCATTATGTAATATATTACAAAAACAATTTAGGAGTATGTGATGTTATCCCTACAAGAAATAATAGAAAAACTAAAGATTTTAAGTTGTCTTGAACTGCAAGAAATGGCGCACTCGATTGATGTAAGTTATGACACGCTTATTTCAATCCGCATCGGTCGAGCATCGAACCCGCGCCTTAATACTCTCATTGCAATTTCAGGATACTTAAAAGATGAATCAAAACGCTCTAACTAATGAGCAGATTCGCCTAGCACTCTCATATTGTGATGTAGAAGATCAGGAAATATGGGTGATGTGTGGCATGGCTGTCAAATCCGAACTCGGTGAAGTTGGTCGGGAAATGTGGCTAGACTGGTCTGCAACAGGCTCAAGCTTTAAATTAAAAGAAGCATTAACACGCTGGAAATCTTTTAATATGTCGGGTCGTGTACGCATCGGCTCTTTGATTTTTGAAGCGCAGAAATACGGCTTCAAGCTAGAAAAAGACGCGCCCAAAGTATCTCCGCATGTTCAAGAACAACGCAGACTAGCACGCCTTGAAGCGGAACGACTTGCGAAAATCGAAGAGCAAAAAACACTTGAGTTACAAGCCGAAAAAGCCAAAACAGCGTCTTATATATGGCGCAAGGCTAAACCGTGCGAATCGCATCCGTACTTGGTTAAAAAGGACGTTTTAGCGCATGGTCTACGTGTAGACGAGCAAGGTAGTTTAATCGTGCCTATGGCTTACCGTGGGCGCATAACGTCACTGCAATTCATCAATGCCAACGGTGAAAAAAAGATGATGTATGGCGCTAAAAAGTCAGGCTCGTATTATCGAATCGGAAACGAAACCGACTGCATTTTAATTTGTGAGGGATGGGCGACTGGCGCAACACTTCACGAAGCAACGCAGCTTTGCGTATATATCGCATTCGATAGCGGTAACTTATTGAACGTGGCGAAAGAAGTCCGCAAGCAATTTCCATTGCATAAAATTATTATCTGTGCCGATAACGACCAATACAAAAAAACCAATACAGGTATCAAGGCAGCGGAAAAAACCGCATGTGCTATTGATGCAGACATCATCTATCCGATTTTTAAAGACGTATCAAGCAAACCAACCGACTTCAACGACCTGTATATGTTGGAGGGTTACAGCCCGATTATCGACCTAATCAATCCGATATGCAGTCGCCTATACAATCCAAAGCCTAAACAGTGTGAGCAGTTTGACGCATTCAGGTTAAGCTTTATCGAGAATGCAGAAGATACACTTGAAACAAGTATCGATCCGCTTGCTGTAGCTTGTGCTGGCTTGACCGTTGCAATGCGTATGTCTGAAAACGTGCCTGCATTTGTATCTATTGAGCAAATCCGCAAGCACCTAGACCATCCATTAATCCACCACAACACACATCGCTCCATTATGTGCCGCGTGCATTATGCGATTCAAAATCGTAAGCGCCGTGCAATGACAGCAATCAAGCCTGTGTCATGGAATAAGCACAATCACACAGTTGTGACTTCGCTAGATGAAGCCGACCTTTCAGCACCAATCAACGTAATTTTTGCGCCTATGGGGGCAGGGAAAACGCAAAAAGTAATCAAGCCATTTTCAGAAAGTGTCGATAGTTTTGTTGCAGTAGCGCACCGCCGTAGCTTGATTTCTGACTTATCTGAAACACTGAGCATTAAAAGCTATGACGACAGCAACGCCAACCAAGCCGACAAGCTAGCAATCTGCCTGCCATCAACTCAGTCGATTGGTTTTCGCAGTTTCATTAAATCAGTGAGCAATATTGCGATTGATGAAATCAGTCAAAATATCCGATTCACCGCATCAAAGGAATGCAAAGTCATCGGTAGCAACCAAGAAGATATTTTCAACGGCTTGCGCACCCTGGTAAACGAATGCAAAAAAGTGGTTGTATGTGACGCATCTATTGATCAAACCACAATTGATTTCTTGGAAACCGCACGACCTGACGAGCAGTTAAACATCATCGAACAAGTACCGAACAATCGCGGACGTGAATGCTATATCTACACTGAACGCGCGGACTTTTTAACCAAAGTTCAACTTGAGCTAGAAGCGGGTGGCAAAGTATGGCTTGCAGTTGAATCCGCAATCAAAGCCGAAGTGCTTGCAGAAATGTTCAAAAAATACAATCTGATTGCGATTACCTCAAAAAACAGCAAGAACAAAAAGATCAAACAGTTTCTTGAAAATGTGAATGAAGAATCAAGAAAATATGACCTTGTGATTGCATCGCCTGCAATATCGAGTGGTGTGTCGGTTGAACATCGGGACGGACATCATTTCACCATGATTGCAGGTATGGCATCGGGGCATAGCATTTGCTTTAGTGACTTTGCTCAGATGTTAGGGCGTGTCCGCTATGTTGATACGATGCATGTATGTTTGCAGAAGAACACACACCGTTATGAGCAAGTAACCACGTCGTCTATTCTGACTGGTCTTAGACAAGCATCAGCACTTGAGGGTGCAACATTAAAAGAAAACGATTTCACGCGATTTAAGGCGCACATTGACATTGTAGAGCAAGAATACCGCGCAGACTTCGCCAACGGTTTTATTTGGTTCATGCAGTATTATTGCTTTGATATTAAGGCGGGCAAAGTGTCAAGCCCCGATTATTTGCTGAATGAAAAAATGAAAGAGATTTCAAAGGAGTTAAAAGAAAACCATCGACTAGGCATTAAGCTTGCAAAAAAAATCAGTAAAGATGAAGCGAAAACATTAGATGAAAAACAAAGCCTAACCGACGATGAAGAAAAACAGCTCATTGCCTACAAGCTTCGAGTGTCTTTTAATTTCGGCTTAGGTCACGATATTAACGATCTTGACTTGGATATGTTTGAAAACATGCCAAAGGTTGATAGGTTCGCACGCGTACTTGGATTAACCCATCCAACCGATGATGCAGATGCAAACATTGCACTAAGACGTTTTGAGAAAGCGCAAGTAAAAGCGACTGCTGATATTTTTGAGGGCATCGACTTTGACAAGATCACAAGCGAGGATTGCGACAAGATATTCGAGCGCATATCTAGCAACGACACGCGGTTTTTATATTCATCACTGAAATTAATTCCAAGTGCTTATGGCAAGTGGCAAGAAGATAAGTCAGGCAACTTAAAACCATATCCAAAACCAAAGATCACAACAAAGCCAGTTGCTACCGTGTTGGATAAATTCGGCTTAGGGTGGAAGCGATCAGGCAACGGCTCAAGATTCTACCGTGTAAATGAATGCGATCTTGAAAACATGACGCGCTACGCAAAAAGCAGATATGAAAAAGCCCTCAATTAGAGGGCATCATACCAATCGGTGTATTCTCGCAATTAATGCACCAAGTACACCGTACTGGTTTTAATTTTCTAAATTGGCTCGGCTCTTTTAATTTCCCGCATCTATAGCGCGTTTTTGGTATGGTCTAGGTTCAAGCATTTAACTTCTCCACGCGACCCATTAGCGCATTCAAAATATCTTCTGATAATTCCCCTTTATATTTATTACACAAATGGTTAACAACTATTGTCTTCTCTCTCATATAGGCATTAACTGCGTCATCTTTATTAACAAAAAGGCCAATATACTTGTTCTTTCCATTAATTCTAACAACAACCTGAAATTTCCCAGTATCTTTGTGATATGTAACACCTATTGGTAAGTCGTACACCTCACAACCATATCCAGTAAATAACGCGTTCAATTCATTCGGTATAAAAATGCACGTGTCTTCTCCATACATCTTATTCCCATAAATCAATATGTCTTTATCTAGCTGCCATCCTGGATTATTAAAACCGTATTGCAATTGACACCACTCATAAAAATATGAGTATGACTTGAAGTTTTCTGATACGTAACATCCACGGTATGCCTTTTCATCAGTTTTGCCATAACAACGTTTAAGCATTCCTTTCCATACAGAATACTCTCTGACCATTTTTCCGCTTACTTGCGTTGCGTATTTTCTATCATTAAAACCCACACCATAGAAACTCATAATCTTTTACCTGCTTTGATTTCTTCGTTGGTTGCGTGTCTCCATGCACCATCCATAAGCGATTTTACGATTATCCCCCACGAACCCGAATTAGTTGTGTATCGAAAATCCAAGTTTTCTATGTACCAATCAGCTAAGAAATGAACTTGGTCTGAATAATTCGAGATAGGTAAGACACTATCACCAACCTCAAAAATATTGTGCTGGCGGCGGTATTCTAGATTAGCCTTATCCTAATTTTCTGAAAAATGAGGATTCAACCCCATTTTCTTGCAATAGTCCGCACACCACGACCATGCTTGTACTTTATAATTCATCCCATCCATCCCTCAAAAGTATTTCGACTAATACCCAGCATTTCAGCTGCTTTTGTTTTGTTACCCTTACATAGCTCTAAAGCATCTTTGCAAAGTTGATACCTAAATTCTTTGTGAGCTTTGACGGATGCAAAGCCTTCGTTGTCTAAGATGAATTTTTGGAGGTTCATTTTAGAAGTTCCTTGATTTTTTCGATTAAAACCTCATCATATTCAAGTTCATCGGATAGGATATTTCTAATTGCATCAACCTGCTTTTGTTTTCCTTGGAATGCGTACCAGCCAAAATTGATTTCATACAAAAACTCAGGAATCCAATTTTCATAGATTGGTGTCTCATATATATTCACATCCTCATTGAACGCCAGCTCATCCGAGTGGTTGCTAATAATTTCCGCGACTTTTGGCAAAGCCTCAAACTCTTTTCTTGAATCACTCATTTCTTCACCCTCTTTTCTTTTTTAGTTTGTTGTATCTGATACATGCAATTCACAAAAGCGCACAGACCAAGAAAAACAACAAACAATAATATAAAAATCACAACCACTATCGAATCTTGAAATATTGTCATTTCAATCACCCTTAAAATACTCGACCAATTTAACCACAGTGTTATAACTTGGGTTTTTATTGCGCCCAGTAGCTATATTAAAAACCGTTTGATATTGCAGATTGCATCGGCGTGATACTTCGGCAATGTTGCGGTCTTGCAACTTCTCTCTTACTTGTTCAAGCGTCATCATTTAAGAAACTCCGTTATTTTGATTTAATATAGCACAATACAAAATATATGCAATCGTAGTAAAATATCTTAATTATAGTGTTGATTTTATCTTTCAATGTGTTAAAGTGAATCTACTTTAAGCGAGGTGTGAAAATGGATAATCAAACAAAAGACTGGTTAGCCCATGTCAAGAAAAACAGTAAGATTTTCTCAAAAGATGACTTGGCGATTGTGATTGAAACACTATTTCAGGTTGGAAAAATTAACGCAGCAGAATATCAGCAGTTATTAAGGGCGGTTTAATATGAACAATTTAAAAATATGGAACGAAGTAAAACGCCCACCAAACAATGTTTTGAAAAAAATCGATTATGGCTACCTAAAAGGAAAGTCAGACATTAACCCACAATGGCGTTTAATGGCTATGACGCAAGCGTTCGGAGTGGTCGGTCATGGTTGGACTTATCGCATTGTTCGCACATGGTCTGAAACTGGTAGTGATGGTCAAGTAATGGCTTTTGCGGAAGTTGCGGTAAAAACCAAGCTCGATGGCGAATGGGGGGAAGAATTTTACGGAACTGGCGGATCAACGATTGTCGAGTTGTCAAAAGGAAATCTAAAGTCAAATGACGAGGGTTATAAAATGGCTGTGACGGATGCCCTATCTGTTGCATTCAAGGCGGTTGGGATTGCAGCAGACATTTATCTCGGTTGTTTTGATGGTAGCAAGTACACGAAAGATATTGATAGCGCTTACATCGACACTGACAAGATGCTAAAAGAAGCAACAATTAAACTAAACTCTGCAACATCACTCGAAGAATTGCAGACTTTTGCAAAGCAATACGCAGGAACTCCAATCTTTGACGAAGTTAAATCAATCGGGATTAATATTGCTAAAAAACTAAAAGGTGAAAATCAATGACAACATTATATGACTTAGGCGAAAATTTAAATCTAGTTGTTGAGCAAGTTCAGGACTTGCTTAACGATGGTATCGACCCAAGCGATGAGCGCGTTCAAGAACTACTTGAGAAGATGGTATCTCACGAAGATGAATGGGAGGCGAAAGCGGTTAATGTTGCTAAGTTTTTAAATCAGTTATCATTAGACGAGCAGCAAGTCGATGCTGAAATTGATCGGCTAACCAAAAAGAAAAAGTCTCTTTCAAATGCTTACAGCAACTTGCATGACTTGCTTTTATGGCAGATGCAGAGCTTTGGCAAAGATGAGATCAAGAATCCACTAATTAATATCAAGGTGAGAGAAAACCCTGTATCTGTAGTGGTGAAAGATGAAAATGCAGTGCCAATGCAGTTCAAGACTGAAAAAACCACAGTCACAGTAAACAAAAATGCTATTAAATTAGCAATGAAAGAAGATGCCGAATTGAAAATTGACGGCATTGAATTAACTCGTACTAAAAAACTATCAATCAAGTAAGGTGAAACAAAATGACCACAGTAACAATTCTAGGAAAACTTGGCGGTGATGTTGAGTTGAAAGACGTAAACGGCACAGCGCTTGCAAAGTTCAGTGTGGCTCAAAATGTCGGGTTCGGTGATAAGAAGTCGGTAAATTGGTTTATCGTCTCAATTTGGGGTGGTCAAGCAAAATCAAATTTTGTTGATTATTTGAAGAAAGGGCAAATGGTTCAGGTGGTTGGCGAGTTATCAACACGCGAATATAACGGTAAAACCTATATGGAGGTGCGTTCATATTCTTGTAACTTGGCAGGCAGTCCGCAGGGTGGTCAGCCACAACAAGCGCCACAACAGGAACAACCTAAACCACAAGCACAACCTAAGCCAGTAGACGACTCGGACGAACTACCATTCTGATCTATAAATAACACCCGCCACGATAGAAATGTCGTGGCATTTAAGGAAGATGAAAAATGACCGTTCAATCATTGCCACAAGCCTGAAGGACGGAAGTGTATTGGAGTATGAAAGCATGAGGGACGCCCATAAAGATGGGTTTTTTAATAGCAATATAAGCCTTTGCTGCAATGGGAAAACAAAGCAGTACAAAGGATACAAGTGGAGTTTTAAAGATGTCAGTTAAATTATTCGATGCACCTAAAGATATTGATAAAAAGATTGTTTACTTAGCCCGTGTTTCAAGTGAAGATCAAGCGAACCCAAACTATCAGGGTTTGATAAAGTTCTTAATTCGTGAAGGTCATTGGTCGCCTTTCGATATGGTCAATATATCAATCGAAGTTAATACACAAAAAGACATTGCTATACAGTTGTTACGCCACCCTTTAATGCCGCAAGAGTGGTCGCAACGCTATGCTGATTGCTCAGACATGCAAGCCCCATTGCGTGAATGCCGACTACAAGATGTTAATAATCGACAAAATAGCCTTGATTGCCTAGATGTTGAATTAATTGATTGGTGGATTGAGCAACAAAACGCAGTGCAAGAATTATGCTTTGCTGTTTATGATAATGCTTTGAAAAAAGGCATTGCGAAAGAAGTGGCACGGGCTGTTTTGCCAATCGGTTTAACAAATACCAAGATGTACTTTAATGGAACTATTCGTCAAATGTTGTTCTACTGCAAAGCACGATTACACGCATCAACACAAAAAGAGCATCGCCTTGTGGCGGAGCAAGTACGCGACATACTATATGAAGTAGCACCCATTACAGCAGAAGCATTTTTTGGAGACGAGCATTGAAAGACCTATTAAAAAATCCTGAATTTTGCGAAGCGCTCGACATGATTCACAAGCAATACATTGATCAAATGTATCACAACGCAGGCAAGCAACCGCCTGTACCTAAATCGCTCATTCCTTTGAGTTATGCAGATGCAAAGATTCAAAAAGGCTTAAATCAACTGAAACAAGGCGCAAAGAACGCGCTTTATGCAGCCGACAAGCATTTGAATAAATAATAAGAAGCCCCTTAATCAGGGCTTTTCTTTAGTAGCTTCTTAATGCTTTTTCAAATGTTTCAGCATATCCAGCAATTAAACTTGCTTTATCCATGCCGTTGATGATGCGTCTGGCATTCACATAATCCTTTTTGGATTGATGGATATAATCGGAAAGCTTTCGGCCAGTGTATAAGCCATTTTTCATTGAATAGATTGTGACTGGAGTAGACCATTCTTGAGTTAAAAGCAAGTCGGGATTTTTTAGGAAATCAACACCAAACACCTTGCTTAATTTCTCGTAGTTGTCAAACCACGTATTCTGTGTTTCACCCCGACCATAGTACAAATGCGGGTACTCGCTTTGCAAATAAACCGTATTGCGGTTGCCATTTTTGTGGGCGTACAGTTCACCCTTACTATTTCGCTCCCATGTTCCGTATGGTCTGCCCTTGCCCTTTCCATACTCAGCGATTGGCAGCATTGTGGTTGCTGTTTCATGCCAAATCGTCGCAAGAATATACGCGCCTTGAGGGTAGGTAATGCTTTTATCTGCATCCATAGCGGAAACAATATGGTTAAATGCGCTTACTTGGCTTTCTGATAATTTCCCGAAAGCTTTGCGTATAATGTCAAAACCGCCTTTCGTTAATTTCACTTATAACTCCCCCTCTTATAAATTAATGTTGTTCCGTATGCTGTCAGGAATGCAATAACAATAAATAGAACATCCATAATAGTATCATGGTGTTTAGGTATCGAAAGCACGCCCACAATCGTAAGCATACCGACACACATTAAGCCTTTCGCGAACCATTTTAAATCTACGCGCCTATTCATCACCATAAACAAGAAACAGAAAAAAATTACAATCAAGCAAATGTTAGTGATCATCTTCAAAATCCTCGCCAGTCTTGGCCTTATAGCTACGATTAAATAACTTTTTAGCCAATTTTGGTATTACCGATTGTAAAAACTCAGGGATGAACTGCCCCGATACCGAGTAAATGAAGATAATCACTGTTAGCCATCCAACATGAAGATGCCCTGATGGCGTCATTGAGCCGATTAAAGCCCATGTTGGGTATGACAGAACACCTGCAATAACACCGCCTGCGAAAGCGGATTTAGTCCGTTCACGTGGCGGTTGTGGTGATGTTAAAAAGTAGGCAATCATGCTCAAAGCGGTGACGAGAAGCACGAGCGCGATGTGCTCAATATGCTCCTCTAAGTTTTTAAAAATCTGCATTGGTTCGCTCTATATCAGTTTTACCGATAATAGCACTTTTACCACAAAATAAAAAAAACCCCGAAGGGGTTTTTATTTATACTGTGCTTTGCTTAATCTCAACCCAATCCGTATTTAATACGTGATTTGATCCTGTGGTGATCCTCAGCCACCCAAAAACAACAGAATTACTAACAATTAAAGGGTTTGTGTTTCTTACAAAATCCCCCTTCTTATAGCTGCCAGTAGTTGGAATAGTCAGTGATTGACGATCTATGTTGAGTAATGCAACTGGTTGCTCAAAGTTATTAAATACTTTACTCTGCCATGCACCAGTATAGGTGTTTATACCATCAACAAAATCAGTGTTATTAACTACAGCGCGGGCTGTTGTTGCTGCTCCAGTTAAAACATA